ATTATTCAAACCTCTACTTTATTCTTAAATTTGTATTGTCTGTATGTATCTCAACACCTTCAATAAGTTCTCCGGTTGACTTAAATGCTTCTGCTATTTTCTTTTTATCAACTTTTGTTGTAAAGATAACTTCTTTATATTCATCTGGAATTTCTTCTTCATTTACAATCTCTATACTTATAGGGCTTCTTGCTATACTTAATGTTCCTAAATCTGTTTCGATTTTGTTAATTCCATTACCTTCCATACATTCTTTTACATATTTTTTAAATTGCTCTAGCCTATTTTCTAAAGTTTTCCTATTGGTTGATATTCTTGTTTCTTCTTCTTTCATCGCTTTAATTGCTAGCTCTATATTTTTAGAATATGCAATTACTGAATTACTTTTCTTTTGCAATAGTGTTGTAAGTTCCTCTTCAACCTTATTTTTATCTTCTTCACTCATTTCTTCTTGAGCCATTAGCTTTGGAAATGCTCCTGTTATTTCATATAAACTTAAACCTTGTTCCATTACATACCCTCCATTTCATCAAAAACTCTATCTTCATAATCTCTGTCTGCTTCTTCAAGCTCGTATTCGTATCTTGCTTGTCTATCTTCTGAATCCGTTGTTTCTATTATGTAACCATTTACTATTCGTACCATTTGACTTTCCTTTCTAATTCTTGTATAATTAGTACAAGAACATTTATTTATGTGTTTTGTTGAGTTAGTAATTGCTGTCGAAATCTTTTACTAGCTCTTTTATTTTGTTTAAAATACTTTTTTCATTGTTGTAACTATTGCTTTCAGCTAGATTCTTAATTCTTTTAACTAATTCTGAAAGTTCTTCACTATTGAATCTTAAATCTTTGTTTTCGTTATATAATGCCTTATTTTCTTCTTGACATTGATGTATTTCTGCTCTTTGTCCATCTATAAGTTTGTCTCTGTTAGCAATTTGTTTTGATTTTGTTTCTATGACTTCCTTTAAATGTCTCTTTCTTTCAAACATACTATTTCACTCCTTTCTTTAATTCTTTTAATCTTAGCTTTAATTTTGCCATTGTAATTACGTGCCATATGTAGCATTTATCTAGCTTGTCCATACTGTTCCTCCTTAGTTATTTTAATATCCACATTCCGTAGAATGCTCCAACTGCTAGTCCCAAACACATGCAGCTTACTATTTCTAATAATGTCTTTTTTATTGCATTCTTTTGTTTCTTACTCATATTTATCATCTCCTTTCTAAACTAATATTGATTTGGCTTTTTCTAATTTAGTTTCTGCTTCTATAGCTCTTTTATAAATTGCTTCATATTCTTGGCGAGAAACTCCTCCGTTTTTATATACTTTTACTTTGTACTGATTGTCTGTTGTAAAGCCTTCTAGCTCGCCTTTTAGTAATTGCTTTTTTACTTCTGCCTCTCCTATACCTGTTTGTTTAGCATATGCTCTTGCAGATAAGTAGAAAAATGGTACTTCTTGCATTTCTTCACTTCCTTTCCTATCTTTTCGTGTCTACCCATGATATAATGATAACGAAAGAGAGGTTGTTATGGAATTATTGTATGGTAATCAACGAAAAGCATTAAAATTTATTTATAAGGCATATAAACGTAAATCAACTACTACTAAAGTTAAACTTTCCAAAGTTCTTAATCTTAACTTTCAAGAAACTACTCAAGTGTGTAAAGAATTAAAAAATAAAGGTTTTATTAGTTTGGTTGGTCTTAATTTTGAACCCCAAATTACTCCAAATGGAATCGAATATTTTTCTATTGAAACTAGAGTTTCTCTAGAAACTGTTTTAAATTCAATTGTATGCCCTATTATTGTATCTGTAGTTACCACCCTAATAACTTTACTGTTATCAAACTAGTTATTACAGATATCGGTATTTCTACGAAGAACATTCTTTTCATAGGATGTTCTTCCATCCATTTTAAAAACTTGATTATTTTTTCTCCCATACTTTCCTCCTATTGTTTGTTTAAACATTTTGTTGAATTAATAGCTAAAAAAATATCTGATATTGTACACCCATATAGTTTTGACATTTTTTCTTTTAATGTATCGCTAGGATTTCTTGTTCCATTCTCCAGCATCGATAAGTACTCTTTTCTTATTGATAAAATTTTTGCTACTTGTTCTTGTGTTAAGTTCTTATTTTTTCTTAATTCTTGCAATGTCTTTTTATTCATTTTGCACCTCCTCAACAATTTGTTGAACACATTATATTAAACATTTTGTTGATTGTCAATACCTTTTTTTAAAATATTTTTACAATTTGTTTAAAGGTATTGACGCTCTAAGAAAAAAAGTTTACAATTTGTTTACAAGTTAAACAAATTGTATTATAATATATATTAATTATGTAAAGGAGTTATTTTTATGAATAAATTAAAACTCTTGAGAACAGAAAGAGGAGAAAGTTTAGAAAAAATTGCGAAATATTTAAATGTTACTATTCAAACTGTTTCAAATTATGAAAATGAAAAAAGAGATATGTCCCCAGATACAATAATAAA